ATCAAGGGTTGTTCAGTTCCCGGCAAGTCTACGGTAAACCGGTCATTTTCCGACGACTTCATCTTGCCAAAGTCCTCTATGTGCACCACAGCCTTCGACCGATGGTTGTAAATCATGGCGTAGCGAGCGCCTATGGAACTGCCCGGCCACACGACAGAGCCACTGAAAGTCATCCAGACCGAGCCTTCGGGTGCCCCATACTCCGGTGCAGGCAAGTCCTTGCCGCCCGCCACGTAACCCGGCCCCTTCGCTTCTCCGGTTCTGGAGTAGGACTCGCCCGGCGTCTCCAAGTAGAGGGCCAACTTGTACAAGTCGGTCGCCCGGTGCTCCCCTTTGAAGAACGAGAGCAGGTGTTCACTGTTGTGCATCGGTCACCTCGAAGTCAGAGAGACGGCCATCTTTGTCACGAATGACCTTGACCTTGCGCTTTGTCGGGGCCTTGGGCTCGGGCGCAATGCTCAGGTTGAGTTCTATCGGCTCCTGCTGCATGTGCACCTGTGTGGGCTTCTGCGTCTGCTGACTCATCACGTAGGTCAAGTCTGCCATCGCCTTCAAGGCCTGCTGAGTCGTTGCATTCGCCTGCTCACTCTGGTGGTGGGCCAAGGCCAAGTTGGGGTCCAGGGATTCGGCCTTCGCCGGCCCCTTGGGCTGCTGCGGCGTATCCGGCTTGAGCGTGCGCTCGACCGCAGAAGTGTTGCTGGTGGGGTTCTCTACAGGCGCTTGTGAACCACCTCTGAACTGCGGGCGGCAAGTGGCCGGTCAGCATGATAGACGCCTCGTCGTCCGACAACATGCCCAGCGACAGCAAGTCCAAAATCCGGCTCTGCTCCATCGCCTTGAATGCTTCAAGTTCCTTCGTGGGCCGCAAGTCCAGCGGCTCATACATAAACTCTACGTAAGCATCTACACCCATCAAGCGCACGGCCACCGTCAAGGCTCGGCTGTACATCTCATTCAATTTTCTACGGATGAGGTCACAGTGCTTCAGGAACAACATGCTCTCTGTCGAACTGGCATTGGAAGTCGATGCGAAACCTAATGTCACCGGCAAGCTCTTCGTTCCTGCCACCAACTTGGCGTTCAGCAACTTCTGCACCCTTTCAAGCACCTGTCCCGGCTCATGCCCACCCTCTACGTAAGCATAAGTAACACTGTCGAAGCTCACGATTGCGTCTTCAGGCAACAATCCATTGATAGTCTGTTGAACACCTGAAATCACTGCATTTTGGTACTCAGCGAACTTCTGTGGATCAGCTAGTATCTCAGGCGGCGTGCTCTTCTTCAGCTTCTCCGAGTCGATCGTGGCGGTCAAGCGCGGCATGATGGCTCGTTTGAGCACTCGCTGCACATCTTGTCCGAAATCCAGGTCGGCTATCACCGCCTTGATGGCCGCTTCCAAGGGCGAAGTGGGGTGGAGTTCTGCCGAACTCTGGTCAACCGTGGAGAAAATGACGGTAGGCAAGTCCAAGTCGATCTCGTCACCGCCCACTTTTTGGGCCAGACGGAAAGACTTGTCTTCCTCGTAGTAGACAAGGCTGCTGGGCGCGATCGTGTTGAAACTGGCCGGCACCCGTGCCTTGTCCAATGCCACTTCAAGACAAGCTGCACCTTCCAGCAACAAGTCTCGTCCAAGTGTCTCGCTGAGGGACTGCAGCCCCTGCTGAACGCCAAACGAACCGTCTGCATTCCCAAGGTAAGTCAGGCGGCGGAGCAACTCGTGAGCCAAGGCTGTTGCCGCTGGGTCTACCTGGCCGTCAAGATTGCGCCCGACCAAGGTGAACTTGTCCGGTATGCCTGTGCGCAGCGTCAGCGAAACGGCCGACGACAACTCCGGACTCTGGACGGCCATCTCTCGCAGAACCTCGCTCGTCGTCGCTCTGCTGCGCAGGTCAGCAACGCGGTCGAGCGACTTCAAGTTGCGGTCGCGCTTGGTCGAGGCGCTGGTCTTCGCCGTGAGACTGGTCCGGTAGCCCGGCAGGGCCTGGGCGCCTTGCGGTGCCTTCGGCAGGGGCGGCGGAGTCAGGGTGGCGGCTTGGAACAGGTTCTTGATGGATTCAAACATGGGTTAAGTCCTTGGTCGGGCCTCGCCCGTTGGGCGAGTATATCAGGACTTGCGCTGCTGTACAGCAAAACTTGAGACCAGCGGCACCCCTCCAATATTGATTGGGGAGACTGTCCCGCGCAGCAATGTGGCGATATACATGTACAACAAGGCTAGCATATAGTGGTCCACACCGTCTGTCTTTTGCCACGTATAAACCAACTCATCGCCTTTGAAAGTCTGTGTGCGCTTCATAGATAGAACGTGTGACCTGAATTTTCGGTCTTCTTCATCGTCTAGTTTCCCTACTAGAATTTTACGTTCCTTGAACAAGAGCATCACTTCGTCAAGTGCCCGTGTGCGGTTAATTCGGGCCAATCTCAAGTTCAGTTTGCCTTCTTCTGCGTTGGCTTCTTTCTCTTTTATGGTAAAGAGTTCCACACTCTTGCCTGTAGAGAAGTCGGCCCCAAAGCTGTTGGGGTCGTAATCTGTAATTGAACTTACGAGCGGTGTATAGGGGAAAGCGTCAATGACACTGACTGCACACCTGTACTTTCTGATCAACTCAGACCGTCGCTCATTAAACAAGCCGACCGGTACAGCTTCACGGTGTATTACAAGCATCTCACCAGCTTGTGTACGTCGCCCGACTATGATGTGGCACAGAAGCCCCATGTCGGCTCCAAGGTAGGTTATATCAGAACTTGATAAATCCGCTTGGATCATGGCCGAATCTACATCAGACTCTGTAATTTGGTCATTACTGTCTTCTGCTTCTATACCAAGCACCTGATTCTTCCACTCTGCACGGGTGGCAAACTCGGTGCTGGTTCGTACCAGGTAACTGGGCTTCAAAACTTCGCAGCAGGTGACCGGATTGACGTAAAAAGTGTGGGCTTCGTAGTTCTGTTCGGGGTTTTCACACACCCATTCAAGAGACTTTCGGGTCAGTTTGGGGTCTCTTCCGCAGTTTGGGCAGCACCAGTGGGACTCTTGCCAGCGAGTATTGATGATATTGTGCTTGTCAAGCAGCTCTAGCTCCCCGGTGTAACCTGGAACTCGTATGTCAAGTTCGTAGGTCGGCAGCCACTTGTGAGAACAGCGGGCACAAGTTGCCATACTTCTGAATCGTTTTGAGGCTTCGGCCTCTCTTGAGATGCCTACTCCGTTGATTGTGGGTGTTGAGAACTGCTTGACGATACCAAGTTCTGAGGCTTGAAGCCGGCTGCGGAACTGCTTGACAACGTTAGGGTCGCATCTGTCAAGTTCGTCAATGACCAGGCAGTCCGCACTAATGGACAGGGCGGCTGTTTCAGACTTGCTGCCTCGCGTAAACAGATAGTTATCGCCTATCTGTTTTAATTCGACCGAGTCTACGTCTTTGTTTAGCATATTGCGTAGACGCGGGCTTCCATGTATCAGCGGGTTTACCTTGGTTGTAGTTAGTTTCGCAGCATCAGAAGCTGTAGGTAATGCGTAGATAGTGTTAAATTTTCTTTGAGTTGCAAGGGCTGCAAGAAAATATGCTTGGACCGAGGTCGACAATCCGATCTGCGCGCACTTAACAGTATTAGTCACACGACTTGTATTATTTACAATCTCTGACTGAAAACTATATTTTCCGCTCATATTCATGAGCTTACCTTCAAGATAGATATGTTTTTCTATCCAAGATGACAAGTTGTTTAGGTGGTAAATGTCTCGTGCCCCGTCAGACACCCGCTGTAAATGTTCTAGAATCATAGGTTTAAAGCTCCGGCGTACTTGCTAAGGAAGGCTTCCCTTACTTCTGGCATTGCTTTTAAGGTCTCAACAAGCGCCCCCTCCACTTTTTTAATTTCCTCCATCTGATACAAGTCGGCTTGCAGTTTGACAAGCTGGGAGATGATGGAGCTTATGGCGTTGAGTGCTTGCACGCGGTAATTCAGGGGTTCGTCTGAAGATTCGGCGTCTTGCAGCATTTGTTTGGCCTTGGCGTACTGTTTGAGCAGTTCTTGGTGCAGGTCAAGCTCTTGTTGTACGACGGCTGGCGCAGCTTTCTGCGTGTAAATCTCATCAAGACTGGGCATTTTTGTAGGCTTTCAGGCGGCGGAAGAAGGTGCGCGGGCTGGTGAAGGCCTGTGCTGCGGCTTGTTTTGCACTGATTTGGTGGTTCAGATAGCGTTCGACTATCTGATTTTGAAACTCAATGCGCGTTTTTCTCAGCAGCTTGGGGTCGCGTCTGGGTTTGCGTGCGGGTAGGGCTTTACCCACCCAAGACTCACTGTAACCAAGGTCTTTGGCAAGTTGGCGCACGGTCAAGGTTCGGTGGTACAGCGCGTCAAGCTGTTCGGGTGTTACTTTTTCATGGATGGTCATGAGCGGTGATTATAGGGCGTAAATTGGCAGCGTGGGGTTTTGGGGGGTGTGGTTAGGTTTTGGATGTAGGTTTTGGGTGTAGGTTTTGGATGTAGGGACTTTTTGTAGAAAAAAGTTGCAAATTTTTTGGTGCCCTGACTGGGCCAGGTCGCCCAGGCTGCGCCTAAGTGGTCTACGTCAACGACGCGGCCACTGTCAATAAGGGTTTTCCCCTATGTTGTATTTTTGCCCTTAGGGTTTCCCCTATGTTCACAGTCTAGGTTTCTGTTATAGTTCAGTTGTCGATTTTAGGTTTCACTTCGAAACCATCGGCGCCCCTAGTGGCTCGCCCTAGGGTTTCACCTTAAGAGGTTTTTGCTATGACCACCACCACCACCACCACCATGACCGCACTTCGCGCAGCCTTGCCCGACTATTTCAACCGTGATATGGGCGCCGATTTTGCAGCCTTGTCAGACAAGGACGCGGCCCGCGCTAATTTGGCCCGGTCTATGGCCGGGGCCGCTCTGCAGTGGGCACATAGTGGGAA